TAGAATCACGCGTTAATTGTAATGCGTCTAATTCTGCATTCTCTTTTTTCTTAAGTTCAACTTTTAAAGCTATTCTTCTTTGCTCATTATAGTTTTCATTTTTATCAATATCTTCATATTGCTTTTTATAATTTTCTTCTATTTGAACTTTAGATTTTTCATATTCGTCCTTGATACCTGCTAACTTTAAATCAAGTTTTACCTTATTTAATTCAGCTTGAAAAGCATTTTCTTTATCTAGCTCTAGCTTTTTATATTTTTCATTTACTGCGTCCCTTTCAGCTTGTTCTGCTTTTGCTAAATCTCCATTGTCTTCGACTTTTGCTTCAGCAAGTTTTTTTCTTTTTTCTGCATAAGCGTCGTCAATAGATTGTATTTCCTGCTCTTGTTGGGTCTTTAATTTCTTATTAGCCTCGTGTAATATTGCCTGTGCGTCTTGTTCTTTTCTAGCTTGTTCTTCTGCTTGTTTATTACCTGCGTCGTTACCTTTCCTATCAATAGCGTTTATTTGGTTCTTGTACCCGTAAAAAGTTGATTCTAATTTATTCAACTTATCTTGTGCGGCTTCAATAGTTGCGTCCCCTTCTGCTTCTGTTTCTTTAACATTAAAAACCCAACTAGAAAGCGAATCTTGAACCGCCTTATTATTTGCTTCTAAATTCCAAGTCTTGCCCATTAACTTACCTATCTTATCTAATAAGTTAAAAATTAATTGCGAAGGCGTGGAAACAAAATCAATAATACCTTTTAAAATATCACGGTTTCTTTTAGCAGCTGCAACCTGTGCGTCTTTTGTTACTTTTGCATTTAATATACCTACTTTAGCAAGCTCGATAGCTTTTTGTGTTTGCGCTATCTTAATTTGTAAAATTTCCCTTTCACTTTTGCCCTGATATTTAAGTTGATTCGTTTGGTCGTCTAATGCATTTAGTTTCTTTTCTTCAGCAGCTAAATTCTTTTCGGTATCTGCATTAAGGTTTTTTTGTGCCGTACTTACTCCGCCAATACTTGCTTTAATATCATCCCAATATGCGACAATCGTACCCAATGCAACTATAATCAATCCAATACCTGTCGCTGCAATAGCACCTTTTAATATTTTAAAACCCGTTGCAGTTTCGGTTACTGCTCCTGTAAATAATTTTTGAACCGCAGCAGCGGCAGCCGTCGCAGCACTATTAGCCTTTTGTAATAAAGTACTATTTTGAATAACCGCACCTAATTGTTTAAATGAGTCTATACTTTCCCCAACCGCTTGTAAGCCTTGCGAAATAGCCATTGCCGACTGAACCTTTAATAAAGTCTTTTGAACGTTATCTGATTCAGCACCGAATAAAGCCATTGCACCCTGTATCGCTCCAAACCCACCGGCAACACCTGATAGCGAAGCCGTTAATGCTTTAAACTTTGCGTCAGGGTTAAATGCTTCTGTTAACGCTTTAGCGTCCCCGATGGCGTCTTTTAATTCCGCTGCTCGTTTGGCTGCGGTGATAGCTTCCTTTGAGGTCGCACCGAATTTATCAGCTAATGCCGTTACTTCCGCTTGTGCTTCCCTAAGTTGTTTCTTAAGTGAACCTACCGAATTCGAGGCACCTGAAGTATCTACGTTTACATTTAAATTTAAATTTTCTGCCATTAGTATGTTGTTTCAATTACTTTTAATAAACTTATTTTCGTCGTGTTATATTCCATTGGGTTGTAACCCTCAACCTTATTCAATCTAAATAGTACTCCGTCAATCCAAACGTATTTACTGAAGTCTAAATTAAATATATCTATTGTATTTAATAAAGCCGAACAGGTTAATAGCTTACTATTCTTATCCGTTATTTCGTCCATATATATTTTATGGAATACATTGAATACATTGTTGCCAGTAAAATTATTTGAGCTATAAAATATTTCCTTAGTTGCGCCAAAGTTAATATCATTCTGTGGGTTTTCAGGGTCGTCTAAATGTCCGGCATATCCGTATGAGGTCAACGTAACTAACGTACTTGATAAATTCTTAATAGCCCACGAAGTAACGGAAGATATTTTCTTTACTTGCATTATTCTAATAACGCTATCCATATTATCTTCCGCACTATTTGCATTAGATTTTTTATAAATAGCCGGATATACTTTGTCGGTTCCAATCGCTTTATACAGAACTGAAGGTGCAAATATTACATCAACAGTTTCCGTATCTTTACTAAAATCAAATGAGCTATCATATAGCCTGTCACCGTAAGATTCCGAATATTTCTTTTTATAGTTCTCATTGTAAAAATCGCTATCTTCTTTAAATTTATAATTATAATACCTTGCATTTAATTCACTCATAGGCTTAATGCTCAAAGGCTTTGACCTATCTATTTTATTTGACCAATCATTCGCTTGTGAACTATCAATATCATAAAAATCAATATAAGGCTTTATAATAATATTATTCCCGTTATATCTGTCGTCGTAAACATATAGGTTAAACATTTTACAAATGCTTAAAAATAAATCCCTTTGAAATATACCTTTAGGAATACAATCATTCATATTTAGATTATCCCCTATTGATAACGGAACAGGAATTGAGGAAATAGAATTAAAACTAACTTCAGCGTCGGTAACTATAACGGGGTCGTCGTCTTTATTTTCAGCGTCGTTTGAAAACCTAAAACGTATATAGTCGTTCTGCTCCATTAATACCTCAAAACTTCCGGCAATAAAAAGACCGCCGGTAAAAAATTCACTAAAAACATCAATCCCATTTTTAACAATACTAAATGTTCCGGCAGTTGAAGTACCATTAAAAGTATAATCGAACTTTAGATTAAACGCTGCTGCTCCTGTATATGTAAATTGAGAATTCACAAGTGAAGGAACCAATCCCGAACCTGTAACAGTTGTAAATCTAACAAATGAAGTACTTATTATTGTTTGCGGACTTGTTAATACTGCATTGTTTAAATCGCTTGTAACCTTAGTTAACTGCTTTTGATTATGCGGAATAATTAGCCTCTTAAAATAATCTGTATTAAAAAAATCACATTCGTAAGTGTAATCTATATTAGCGAATATTTTATCTATATATTCCTTAATATAAATTGCCGGTCTAAATGCAGTATATTGGAAATCTATTTTATTTGTACTCACATTGCCGTAATCAATCAATGGGTAATAATATCCCTGTCCTCTTGTGGCGTCCCAACTTGCGGTAATATTTGTAGTATTATAAACGTGGTCGTAAGCACTAAAATCCAAGTCCTCTAATTTCTTATTACCGATTGCGTTCATAAGACCGCCTAATTCCCCAAATACACTACATTGGTATTCAATAGTTTCTTTGTCAACAACTATTTCTAAGACCCTTAATGTACCTTTAAATATTTGAACCTTATCAATATATATTACGCACTTAGCTGATTTACTAGCGTTGAAATTATAGTTTACGTTAGGCTTAGTTATATCGAAGTCGTTAGCGTTGCCAATGTCAAACACGAACCCAAATATTTGGTTATTCCTAGCGGTTCCCGATAATGATATTGTTTTACTAAATGAAGTATTTTTAGTTCCAAAATCGGTAACGTCGTCTATTGTGTAAGTAAACTCCGTACTTATATCCTGCAATAAATCTAGCTTGTTATCTTCAATATATATTTCCGTACTTATCATTATCTAAATTGACTTGTTAAATATTTACCAACTTCAATGTCTATTTCAAAGTTAAATAACTTATCGCTTGTTTCTAATTTATACTCATAGTTTGTGCTACTAATTGTAACAGGGAAATATGCACCTTGCACCTCCATATAAACAATCGTACTCGCAAACAACTGACCCAACCATTCGTAGTCCTGTTGGCTAACCCAATCTGAAATCAAATGGAACTTATCCTTATGCTGAATAGCGTAGTTTAAAGTCGTTTCATTGTACTTATTATAGCTATCTATATTTGACATTGTATTGCCTGATAACTGCCAATCGTTCCTTCTATAAGACGCCCTTTGTAATTCCGTTGACCTTCTGTTAACTAATGCGAATTTCATAGTGTCCCAACCGCCAAGTCTATTAAGGAAGTGTAAATTATATTGCTTGTATTTAGGATAGCACTTTTGAATAAATCGTAGCTTCCTAGATACCGCCACCCCTCTTTTCAAATAAACATTATATCCAAAGGTGTTTTCCGTTACCAATGTTCTACCTGCAAAAGTATTTATATGTCCTGCCTGACAATTAAATAAGTTCATTTCACCGCTAAAGGTAATTCCACCGCTTACGGTATCAATAACTGAACCTGATTCATTAATGACATCAACCCAAGCACTATAAGTTCCGGCAGTAACTTTAAAATAAGTAGCGTAAAAATTATCACCGTATTCAATCGTTATACTATCATTATCCCTTTCGGTAATCCAATCGTCCGTAAAGTTTTCTAGTAATAAGTTATCGTAATAATCTGATAGCACTAAAGGTGTATTGTTATTTACAAATAATATATCCGCAAATAAAGGCGGGTAATAATTGTATGCAGCTAAAGCACCTGAAGCCACGTTAGGGATTGTTATTAAATTGCCACCGCTAACGTATTCCTCCCCTACTCTAATTTGGCTATCTACTTTAATCTTATCGTTAGAAGCTACTAATATAGAACTGCCTGAAGGTTCAAAGTAATTAGTTACAAAAGAACGCACCATTGGTGACGCATTAAATACCCCATAGCTTCCTTCGCCTGAAGGAGCAGGGAATACTTTAGTTCTGCTTACTTGCGACCCGTTTACATATACGTCGTACACGAATTTAAACGAAGTCTGTCCGATATTGGTTGAACTAGAAACGAACCATAAGTCGTCGTGCATACTTGAATAAGGCGCCGGACTACTTTGTATTGTTATTGCCATCTTTTATTTCTTTTCCTATTTGTCTAATTTTTATTTGAATATCTTTTCCTAAGGCTGCTTCCATAACCTCGTAAAAGTTTTTACCGAATGTTTCTTTTTGGGCATTGTCAAAATAATGTGTTGACCTTATACCCTTTCTATGTATAGACCTAGCTACCATATACGCCAAAGACTTTTTACCGTCTATTGCCTTTTGTTCAACCCCTAGCTTAGTATATTTCTTTACTGCCGTTACCTTTAGTTTATTATATCCTAGCCATTTTTGAACGGCTGATATTGGGATAGCCTTTTTAGCCGGATTGAATTTATACGGGGTTTTACCGTCTGCTTTAATATTCTTAGTTCCCTTAACCCCTTTATTTACAAAGTCCCAATATTTAGAAGCAGGTTCACTTTTAGGGTACCCCAATGACAATGTGTAATTAGTATTGAATTTAGTGAACTGTACTTTAATATCGTTAATATCCCCTGAAGCAATCGACTTGTTTTTTCTTAAATTCTCTTGGGCAGTAGTTATAAAGTCAGCACCAAAATCCCTAAGCAGTTTCTCGATAACAGGCATATCCCCTTCCTTCATAGGGCGTTCCCCTAATGTATTTAAGAAGCCGTCCCCTAATGCTATCGCCTGTGCTTTGCTAATACTCATACTAATAAATAGAGCAAAGATATAAAAATAACTAACCCCCACCGTTTTAGGGCAGGGGTCAGAAAACCAAAAAACCACTATTTACTTAACCTTCTTTATTTGTTCCTTATCATAATCACTCTTAGCCTTTAGGTATGAAAGTATATTTAAACATTCGATTGTGCTAAGTTCATACGCTTCCGTAACTGTGCAATTTTCGTATTCGGCAACAAGTTTGGTTGAATACTGCCATCCAAAGTATTGCATAAACTTTGAACCGCCTCTTTCGCTTTTTCCTGTGTCATCCCTGTTTGCATCATTTTGTTCACCATATAATCCTGTGAAACTTCTATCCAATTTCTGTATATTTGATAAAAAAAAACCAACGAATGATAAACGTCTATAAATTTTGCGGTTAGCATATCGTCTGAATACTCCTGATGCTTACTAGCATCGTACTTTTGTTTGAACCAAATACCCAATATCCTTTTTTGTGGGATAACCATAGTAGCTGCTAACTTGTGTAAGTTATTATACAAGTCCTCACTAAATACCTTGCTTTCAATATATCTAGCAAATGGCATCTTGCTAACGTCGTAGTTTATTTTATATCTCTTAGTTTTGTTAATCTTGATATACTTAACAGGCTTGCCTTCAATCGGCTGATTTAGGAATTCAAGGATTTTCTTTAATTCCATAAACTCCTTTAATGGCAAACTATCTACCTGTGTATCGGTTAAGTTATTAACTATCGATACTAGCTTAGAATCAATTTCGATTTCAGTTAAGTATTTATCCTTAGAACTATATACATTGTATATCTGCTGATATTGCCATACGTTTATTTTCTTCCACATAGTGTCTTGATTTTGCATAAAGATAATACAATTACATATATTAAACAAGCTATCGGGATGCTAATAATAAAGAATTTTATATACTTCATAATTGACTTTTTATTATTCTAGCAATAATTTCCTTTACTAATTCCCATACCAATATTATTAATATGATTTTCATAATCTATTCTTTATAAAAGTCTTCCTGCAAAGATACTAATTCCCTAGTCATTTTTTTAAGTTCCAATTCTTTTTCAGCTAATTGCTTTTCTAGTTTTTGAATCCTTTCAATAAGACCATCTATTTCTAGCTTGTCTAATAAGCCTTGTTTTAATTCGTAGTTTGTCATAGTCATAGTTTTAAAAATATCCCCGCCCCATCTAGGAAACTAACTAACACCCATGTTTTTTAATTTATTTGATTGTTTGTGACGGGGATAATATTTTACATATTTTCTATTAAGGCAGTTGCTAACAATCCGCCAATTATAATAATAAAAAACCATTCGATACCTAATGAATCTTTAGCGTATTCAGCGTTTCTTTTAGCTAATAATTCTAATTGCTTGTCCTCTTTAGTTTTTAATCTGTTTGCCATAGTGTTTGTTTTTTAATTTTAAAATTGTGCGTTGTTCAGTCGCACCCCTGACTTCTTGGGTTAGTTATTTTTTATATGCAATTTTATTAAGTGTAATTAATGATTCTTTTGCATCTTCTTTTAATTTAATTAATGCTTCTTCAGGAGTTAAACCCATTGTATTGCTATATGGAAATTGTGTTAATTCTAATCTTTTGTTATACATTTTAATTGCCATTCCATGTTCGCCTTTACCAATTAAATCAAGTCTGCCAAAATAATAACCACTACCTGAAGTACAAGCAACATATTCTCTATTGCTTTTTCTTTCGCTGATAATGCTTCCATTTTCATCAATAACTTGATAATGAAATTTTCCTGCTTTGTTTTTAGTTTCGGTAACCTTTAATTCGTAATTCATAGTATTAGTTTTTTTTAGAATTTATTAAAAAATAATTAAGTAGTTTTTGATTTAATTTTTCATTGAATTGTTGTTCACTTTCAAAACAATTAGTTTGGCAGTAAACACCTTCATTGCAAACCAATTCACTATAATTTTCAAACCTTAAAAAATAGCCATATTGATTTGGCTCTTTTAAATATTCACCGAATAAAGACTGTAGACTTTCGGCTCTGTGACCAATAAAACCAAGATTGATACTCATTTCCTTTTTCATAGTGTTTGTTTTTTTGATACAGTAAAGATATATCAACTTATATACACAATCCAAACATTTTGCCAACTATTTTTAAACTTTGTGATGAACGGTAAATATCAAGGATAAGCGGTAAATTACACAAATGAGTATCTGCCGTTACCTCTTTTGATACTAAAGTTATTCCAAGCCAAAGCCAATGCCATCACACAGTCATCGTGGAATCCGCTAGGTGCGGAGTACTTAACCCCATTTGCAGTAAACTGATACTCAAACACTTGTAACTCATTTGTGATTGCCCCTTCAGGGAAGCCTATTCTACCCTGTTGGATTGCGGTTGCCAAGCCTTCCATAAGCTGCTGCTTACTAGAACTTGTAAACTTTAACCCCTCAATGGCTATCCCTTCCCTTTGTAAGTCCTCTAGGATAGGGTCACCAACTCCTGTGCTATCCACCAATATAGGGCATCTTGGTAGCCTCTTTATATTTTCCTTAGTATTATGCCAATCCATTTGATAGCGGTCAAAATAAGCCACGTTTCCGTTATTATCTAGTCCTATGATTACGGTATGGTCAACTGATTTAGCAAGGTCAATCCCGAACGCTACTATTGGCTGATTGCTCATAGGCTTAGTACAATCCACAATAAATTTATTACCGAATGGGTTGGCGCTATTCTCACTAGGGTTTGCCATATACTCCTGCTCAAACACTACATTAGGCAGTTGCATCCTAGCTTCGTCTATTTCCTGTGGGTCAATATACGGATTATCATAGCTAGTGAACTTGAATGAAGCCCAATCATTTTCCCCCGCCTTCATAAATAGGCTATAAAAATAATTTTTGCCTCGTGGGGTTGAAAGGAATATTGCCTTCCCTTTATAGTCGGTTAGCGTAGGTCTAATACTATTCTGCCAACCGGCTTCTAAGTCAGGGATAAATGAAGCCTCGTCTATAATAACTAAATGGAACTTGCGACCTCTTAGGTTATCTAATCGCTCCCCTGTAAAGAATTCAACCTGCCCACCATTGGGAAAATCTATTTTAAGGTCAGACTTGTTTTTAGGCAATTCTAGGGACTCAGTTAATTTACTAAAGAAAACCTTAGCCAATCCATAAGTAGGGGTTATATAAGCAACAGAAAAGCCTTTAACCGCATAAGTGATTGAAAGTATCTGTGATAGTTCCGATTTGCCAAATCTACGACCACACATAACAACCCTGAAACGCTTATCGCATTCAAGTATCTTCTGTTGGTTTGCGTGTGGATTAGGAAGGAATATCTGCATTATAAAATGGTTTTACCATCTACAAAGATAACTTCTATTTTATTATCGGATTTAATATCCATTTGCTCCTTAGGTTTGCCATATACCCTAGTAAGCAAAGTATCTAAGGAATATAAACTTCCGTTACTCATAGACTTTAAAATAGCTTTTGCAATAGTCTTTTCTAATACTGTCGCCTTATCGTTTGTGCTAACTGATTTTAGTTCGTCTTCATCCATAGACATCAAAGCCTGTATGCTATCATTTATTTCGGATAGTTTATACCCTTGCTCCTTCAAAAGACTAACGTACTTTCTAGGTCTTCCATTAGGATTGCCTGATTGCCCTTTTGGGAATTGATGTTCTATAATATCCTGTGCTGCCATTGTGCTGATATTGTGTTGTTTTATTTATCTAATTTAGATTTAAAATGCTCACAAAGTTTATCCATTTTCCCTATGTAGTAAGTCATAAAATCTTTGTAGCCTTCATTATCTTGCTGATAGTTTATATACAAAATACCCCTCAATCTTTGTGATGGGGTCTTGTTTGATTCTAGGTCAGTCTTAATACTATCAATGTTATCTAATTCATCCGACTGAAACGTTTCCTCTTTAATAGCTATATAGCAAAACTTTTGATTCAATTGGAAAACTTGTGCTGCATCATTTGGGGATAGTTCCTGTGTGCCAAATGTTACTTTGATAGTCTTGTCCTTTCTAGAAGTTAATCCTTCTATTTGTGCCGGTAGTATTATCATAGTTAGAATTTACCAATGAATTGATTGTTTTGACATTTGATAAATAACCTGCTAAATTGTTTAAACCATTTTTTCATAGTGTTATCTTCCTTGTCCCTTGTAGGGTTTTGGTTTTGGTGAATGTTTATTATAAGATTTCTTTGCCTGTCCTCTTTTGCGTTTGCCAAATGATACTTTGGTTGAATCGTTTTTACCTTTTGCCATCTAATTTCTCTTTATGTATTTCTTTTAAATATTCAATATATTGTTTCTTATCCCCGTACTCAATATGATGCTTCCTACATAATGCCATAAGGTTTCCTATCTTGTCAGCCTCTTTATTCCCTCCCATTCCCCTTGCTTCTATATGATGTATGTCAACCGCTTTAGCACCACAGGATTCACAAGGGATAAAATCTTCAATGCCATATCCGAAATAGTCTAAATATATTTTAGTGTGCTTCTTCATTAAACATTATGAAGTTCAAAGATACAAATATAAATCCTATATTTAAACTATGATGTAGTTCGCTATATTCGTCAACCGTATATCCCAAAGAAACCCCTAAATGAATAGTGCTTGTTAATATGCCTAATGATATTCTAAAATTACCAAATTGAACAAACCATTCCATTATTTATCTATTTGTTTTAGTTTGTTTATTGCCCACTCAATACCTGAAGTACCACCCCACGCATCCCACATAAGTCCACCGCAACCTTCTGAATAAGGTACGTCTTTATTCTGTTGGTGTCTTTTAAAGGATGCCATTCTAGCTATCGTGTCCCTAGATATATTTTCTTTATTTGCTAATTGGTTCGCTCGTGCTTTTCCAACTGCCGTTCCGCATTCACCCCAACCGTTTTCCTCTGCCCACTTTAAGGCTCTCTTTGCATTATTACTAGCTGATTCCGGATAGTCGTTATAAGTTTCTTCGTACTTGCCACCTGCTAATATGGCTTGCCATACGCTTACTGCTTGTTCACGAGTTTCGTAAATACAAGCACTTTGTCCAACTTTCCATTTTCCGTTACTGCATTTAATTACCGGCATTGCCTATCAATTTATTATAAATAGCAAATCTTTTGTTATTTATAGTGTCTAAGTTATAATGCTCATTGCAGTATTCAAATAGCTTCTGTCCGTATTCAATACGTGCCGCATCGTCAAAGGTTAATAGCTTAGTCCAATAATACCAATCCTTTTGATTATTTACATAGCACAAAGGCATATCTTTATAAGGATGAACGTTGCTGACAATGGCAGGATTTCTTTTAGATGCAGTTTCTAAAACCTTTAAATTCGATTTCATACTATTGAACTTATTATCTACCAAAGGAATAAGACTAATATCAGAATCAGCATAAGCACCCATATATTTAGTAACTTCGGAATAGTCATAGATAGTTGGATTTAATTTTAAGCCATTAGTAAATACTCCTATCATCCTATCCCAAATATGTTTTTCCCCTAAATTGTAACCGGCAATAACTGTCTTTACAGGGAAGTTTATTTTTTTCATTGGGTTGCGTAATATGTCCATATCAGCAGAATGCGTTCCCGAACCTGACCAAAACAACCTTACTAAATCTGATTCAATCTTATTATCCTGAAACTGTTCTTTGCCATAAGGTAAAGCGTTAGGAAGTATTTCGACATTAGTATTAAATTTATATATTTCCTCCGCCAACCTTTCGTGTGTGCAAGTGCATAGGTCAGCTACTCGCATATACTCAGTTATTATTTCAGATATATTACTTTCCTGATACCTTTGATATAAAACGTGAGATGGGGGTAAAATCCAATAATCGTCGTTATCTACAATTAATTTGAAATTATATTTCAATTTCATTTTAACTAATAGCTTTGCATCAGTTGAAGTTAAAAATCTATTAAATATTACTATATCATAATTATTGTCAAACACTACTTCGTTTATAGTATCTGTAATTAAGCAATAGTCTTTTTTCATATTGACTAAAGGCATCATTATCCTATGATACCCAACCCCGCTAAATTTACTTGTAACTGCTAATATTCTCATAATGGTATATAATACGCTTTAGTTCCATCCGTATAAGCTGATACGTTTTGATTATGTAAATCCCAAGTCTTTTTAACTAAGTCCATTTTATTGTAACCATATTTATCAGTACCGTTCTGTTCTAAGTGGGTAGCTTTTATAGATGGAACAAACTTTGTATGCAATCCTGCTGCCCTTACTCTTGTGCAATAATCTAAATCTATTGCTCCGTATGGGTCTAATTCCTGATTAAATGCACCTACTCTTTTTATAGCTTCTTTAGTAATTGTAAAGTTTCCTATTAAATCTAATGAATCACCTGAAAAGCCATCTAAAGGAATTGAACATATCCCAATACTTTTATCTTGTAAAAATTCGTTTCTAATTGTAAGCCAATTATTAGGTTCTAAAATATCGTTTGCTAATATTGTAACGTATTCAATATTGCTAAAGTCTATTTTATTTAACCCCACATTTATTGCATTAGATATTCCTTTTTCCTTAACTATTATCAGTTGCTCAACATCAGCACCTGCATTTAACAAGTTGCAACCTAATGTACTAACACTATTATTCTGATAGTTTAAAAATATTATTGCGTTCATCTTGGTTTGTTTTCGCCTAGCTTCCTTGCAGGTACTCCGGCATATTTAGTAAATGATTCCGATTCTCCTTTAAAAAATGCACTTGCTCCAATCATACAACCTTGCCTAATACAACTGAATTGATGCAGAACTGCATTTAAACCTATGTTAGATTTTTCATTTATTACTGAATGACCTCCAATCTTAGCACCGCAACTTATTGTTACCTTATCGTGAATTTGACAATCGTGTCCTATGTGTGCGTGTTTCATTATAAAACAGTTATCGCCAATCATTGTAATATCTACCGTTCCTGCATCAATAGTTACCAATCCTGTTATAATATTATTATTTCCGATAACTACTTTGCCGGTTGGCTTATCCCAAAATGCTTTATGCTCCGCCTTATCACCTATAATACAATAAGCACCTATATAGTTATTATCACCTAATATAACATTGTCACCAATGATTGCAGTTGGGTGTATATAATTAGCCATTTGCTTTCGGTTTGCGACCTCGCTTTTTTGGTTGGTCAGTTATTGTATTTTCAGGTATCTGCATCATTGTTTCATCTTGCAACAATACTTTTTCGTAATGGGAATATAATCTAAGCACCATATCCATTCGGCAGTTACCGCACCAAATTGTTAAAATAAAACTAGGGTCAATATATGTCCTATAAATATGCTCATAGGTTTTCATTATTTCCAAATCTAAATTCCTGACATAACCACTTTTAGCAGTTTCGTAGTTATTATAATGTTCTTTTAAAAATTGCCTGTGTGCTAGTTCCATATTTTATAAATTAAAGTTTCTACAATAGATGCCAAAAATCCTGATATAAATAATACGCTTGATATATTTATAATTAATTCAGGTGAGAAATACAATACGAATGCAATCCACGAAGCCAAGCAACTTCCGCAACTGAAAGGCTTGAAATTGATTCCCCATTTACGGTGTAAGTTGTGGATAGTATTAAAAAATAGTGATGCACATATACTTGTTAAAATTATTTGAATCATTTTCTTATAAATTTTTTTAGTTCAGTTTTGGTTTGTTTTAGCGTTCTAATAATTGACATATAAGGAATGCCTGTGTGTCTGCTTAATTCTTTTGCATTTTTATTAAAATCAAAAGTGTATAGTTTTAATATTTCCTTTTGATACCAATGTAGGTTTTCTATTGCCTTTTCCATTATATCGATAACACAATTATTTTCTACTTCAGCGGTTTCTTTTTCTTTATACTCGGTGTGATTCCTGTATTTTTTCCAAAATTGGCTTCTATCAGATTTAATCATATTAATCATAGTTCTAACTATGTAAAATCTAATTTCATTCCTTTCGTACATTCCGATAAGTTTCGCATCTTCCATTTCCAACAAAACTAAAAAAACCTCAACCTTTAAATCATACTGCAACTCTTCAGGCTGCATCTTTGCGAATGCCTGATTGACCTCTTCATTAAGCCAATATTGCTCTATAATTTTATTTTTGTCCATTCAATTAATACAGGTTGGTTTTCTTTTTCCGTACAAATATAGACAATTCCGTTACAATTATGAATATCTTGCAATCTTTCTTTTTGCTCCGGACTTAACTTGTCACCAATTTTTTTAACTTCAACTGCAACATATTTCCCTTCCGGTGAATATCCTTGCAGGTCTGCCCAACCTTTTTGTATCGTTCCCTTGCGTTTTCCATAAGGAATATTATTTACCCTATTAAGCCGGTAGCCTAAATATTCAAGACTTTTTTTTGCCCACTTTGTTAAATCGTTTGCTGATATATCCATTTTAAAATGCTATTATTGTGTCTTTATTTTTGTTTCTGTATTTTGTTTTTTCAGCTATCCTGTGACAGTCTGCGCATAAAGTTAAGCTATATCCTGTTAAGTTATTTTTCTCAATCTTAAATTCATTAAACTTTTTTGTCAATCCGCATTTTTTGCACTTCCTCATAAAATTGTTTTTTTTCAGTTATTAAATTAGTTTTTGTCTTTGCGTTTTTGTGTGTTGCGTAATAGTCTATAAAATCAGAAGTATATGCATATTTTTGTATGCCACCCCTTTTGTATTTAATTTGGTATATTTTCAAAATATTTTACTAAGGCTAGTTTTTTACATTGTGTATCTATAAAATTATCGTCTTTTAGCTTTTTACTAAATTCTTTAGCATCCTGTCCGTATAACTTATTCAGTTTCAAAAGGTTATCTTCCCTGACTAGCTGAATTATATTTAGCATTTCACTTGGCTCAAATTTAAGTTTTCCTTGTCTAAGTAAAATTGCGAATACTCTGTCAGCGTTAAATACCTTGTTAAAGTCATTTTTAGCCGATTCTAGCCACTCTTTTTGTGTAAATGATACTATGTCCTCATCTGATAATTTTGGAGCCTCTATTTCGCTTAAAACGGGTTTTATCATTTTTCTAACTTCAACTGCCTTTTTTGTATAAGCCAACATAACCTGACCGATAAACTTAGGACTAAACTTTTCGTAGTGTTCAGTACTGCAATCTAGCTTCCCTTGTACTGCCATTTTAAAGGCTATCCTAAATTCTTCTATGGTATATAACGGGTAGCTTGTTCTGATAAAATCTTCAATAACTATCATTTCCTCTTTATCGGGATATTTAGTTAACCCAATCAAAGTGAAAATATATGCTAGGTTTTCCCTTAAGGTTACAGGTGAAACTAAATTTAATTTGCTACCTGTAAAGGCTTCAGCTATTTCATTATCAACTATTAATCCATTGTTTAAGGTTTTCCATTCTTTGTTGACTTGTAGCGGTTGAGCTAAATGTTTTTGTATTTCCATAACGTAATTTGTTTTTTATCCAAGTATTTACCCTTCTTTTTACATCAAAAAATTTTTCAAGTTCATATCGCAATTTACCATCTTTATTTGGTTCGCACCAATATTCTAAAAATTCATCATAGCTATCACCTAATAAAATTTTATATTCTTCTATATTATTTATAAATAATTCTTTATTATTTATTTTAATTTCTTTTACTTTACTTTCTTTTCTTTTGTTATTTTCTGTTATGCAGTTGTTATTTTCTGTTATAATTGTGTTATAACTATTTGAACCCCAACGCTTTTCCATTCCCTTTTTACCTGCAAAAGATTTTGATTTTCTTTTTTCATCTTGAATTTCTTTATTTTCTAAAACTCTTTGACTCCAATAAAATTCACCATCTGTAACAAATAATTCAGTATCTATACAAGTGTTATAGAACTGTAATAACTTATCTATATCAATGTTAAGTTGATAAGATATTCCATCAATTAATTTGCATTTTAATTTTGAGTTAGGACTTTGATGCAATAGTTCTATAAAATACCAATATAAACCGTATGCCTCCATACCATATTTAGACCTTAAATAAAGTATTTTTTCATCCTGTGCAGCATTAAAATCGTGCTGAAAATAATATGATTTATTATTCATAAAATAAAAATGGGGTTCAGATTCCCCGCTAGTCGTATTAGCAGTTCATCCTCCCCCCAATATTGGTTAACTAGATATATACGACATATCTTTTGTTTTAATTAGAAGACAAATATAGGTTATATTCGTCTAATTCTTTGCAAATTTGCATTACTTTTTCTTTATACCAATCTTCGGTGTCCATTAAATCCCTGCATCTTTTAATTGAATATAGGGTAGTGGTGTGGTGACTAATACCACAATAAGGAGCAATTTCCGATAGGCTTAATCTAGTATATAACCTTAGTAAATATGCAGCAGCTTGTCTTCCAAAAACTGTCGACTGCTTTCTGTTATTAGCCTTGATGTCTGTGTTAAATATTTCCTCAACTAATTGAATAATCTTTATTGGCTTAATTGTTTTGTCAGTTATTTTAAATGCAATATCATCCAATATTATTCCCTCTTGAGTCATTAATTTATGCAGAAAATTAAAGCTATCCTTCTGCATCTTATAAGCATCATATATTTGTTTTTGTATTGACATATCTAAAATGGTAAATCTTTTGATTCTTTTTGCATTACATAATTATCTTCATAAATTTGGAAATCAGGATGTCTTGATTCCGTCTTATAGGTATTAACCCACATTGAGTACTTTTTACCTTCTATTGTAAAGCTGATTACCTCACCTTTAGCGGTCTGCTTTTTCCATGCGCCATACTTCTTTTTTACTTCGTTATTTTCCATTTGTTTTCTTTTTTAATAGTGAATATTGAGCAACTGTTTTAGGCTTGTTTTTAGTTCCAACATTAACCATTTCAGTTTTAATATTATATCCTTCATCACGAAGGTTAAATACTAATGCTGCCAATCTTAATGTACCATACTTTCTTAATGCCACTAATGGTGTTAGCGGTTCTTTTTTAAGGTGATTAAGCACCTGCGTTT